TTATGAATTTTAAAATCTGGAAATAAATTATATTCTCTAGCAAATATAAATTCACCACCAAACCCAACAACATTTAAATCAATATCGGATTTTTCATTTACAGTTTTATGACCATCCCAACCAGTTTTTATTTTGTTATTTTGCCTTTGATTTGCACATAATTCTACAATCTTTTGTTCATACTTATCTAATGTGTACAATTTATTAATGACCATTTACAAAATTTTTAAGTGTTTGTATTTCATCTTTATTTAAAAACTGTAATAAATTAAACTCATTGAGCTTATTGGTTTTTGTTATTGCACCTAATTTTTCAGAGCCGTCATGATCATTATAAATTAAATATTGTTTTATGCCTTTTATTTTCCAATAGCAAGCTGGTTTGTTTTGTTTCTTATAAATTTCAAAAAATCTATCAATGTAAAAAATGCCGTTTTTGTCATGATTTCTAAGTTTTAATAGTGTCAAAAAATTATGCTTCCAGAAATCATTGTTTCTCATATACTTGCAAACCAAATACAATTCTTTTAAATCATATTTGTCAATACGAACACATCGATCTAAACATTGCATCCAGTTTTTTATTTGTGTTTTGGTTTTTGGGCGATATTTTAAATCAAATAAATTTACAAAATGCTCAAATGATTTTTCAATATTGGCATTTTGACTAATATTACTTTTATTATATATATTATTATTAATATTACTTTGTGCTTGATTTTCTACATTAAGGTTTTCTACATTAAGGTTTTCGACTTCTAGCTTTTTAGGATTGTCATGTAAGTAATAATCAATGCCAACAATTTTACCATCATTATAAACTCTTTTTCTGACTAAATATCCATATGATATTAGCTCATTTAATTTAGATCTTATGGCACTTTGATTTTCCTTAAAATGGCCACAAATAAATTCAACTGTAATTTGTTGTTTTGATGTGTGTGAAAATAACCAAGCATAAAGTCCAGTTGCACCAATTGTAATACCTTTATGCCTTAAAATATAACTAGGGATAATTGTAAAATTATCAAACTTTTTAGGTTTGTAAATTCTATTATATTTCATAAATGTTTACTCTTTGTCAACCAGACCTTTGATCTGATCACAAAAATCTCTTAATTCTTTATATGTGTCAAAAAATTGATCATAGGTGATGTCTTTTTCCTCATAAATAAACCATAAAAAATCCATTAATAAATCAAACTCTGGCTCATTTGCCTCACCAATATATCTGTAATTATATTTAAATTTATCTGTTGAGGTTTGTGTCCAACGAACCTTTTGTGCCGTCTCATCATAATATATTTTTTTCACCCTACTCACAATTTATTATTAAAATAATTATCTATTGTTTCAATACAGTCATCTAAATTATTATGCCATTTTGCTATCCAGTTCGCATTTTCAAGCGATTTAAGCCACTTTTTTTGGTTCTCTGTGGGCTTGTTATACCCTGCTTTGAGTTCTATCGCTAAACCGCTTCTTTTTGCGTTTGGTGTAAAAATCATTAAATCTGGGATTCCTGGTTTTGTTCCAAGGTATTTCATTTTATATTGTTCAAACGGGGTTCTTTTGCCCTCATTTGCTACATGAGTGAATAATGCCTTTGGGTATTTATATGATAAATATTTCATCACTTGGTTTTGCAATAAATCCTCTTTGCCTAAAAACCTTTGGAATGGGTTTTTTTTCATAGTTTTTTTACAAAATTAAAAAAAACTCAATCAGTATCGGCCATAATATAAATAATACGTTTCATTTCTTTACAATCATTAAATAATTTTTTGTTCATTTTTTTTAAATCTTTTATCTTGTTTTTTAATTGCTCATTGATTAATATCAACTGATTGTATTGAGAAACTAAATTATCTAAATTCATTCTCTTCATATTTTTAAATTAAAAAAGAACCATCCTTGTCAAACTTATACCAGTGATAACCGGGTGGCTCATTTGTTTTTAAATAGGTTTCCCACTTTGAAAACGCTTGTTGCCAAGCGTTTCTGCCAAATTCAATTGTGTCATCATCTAATGTATAAACCTCAACTGTATAAGGATGGGTAGTTGTTACCGCAACAAATTTAAAATTATCGATCCCTAACATATCCATATAAAATGCCGCTTGTAAATGATAACCCCATTTGTAAACGTCTCTTTTAAATGCATCTGGTGAATTGTCTTGACATGTTTTAACATCACAAATAAAATTTGAAATCCTGTTGATACAATCTGGCCGAACTCTAACATCAATATTTTCATATACTAAGTAATGAGATAACTCAATTTCACCTTTACAATATTTTTTTGCTAAATCATTTTTTCTAAAATTTTGTAAAATAGATTTTATAATTTCATGCGTGTCAGATTCTAAAATCATTTTACCTTTTGCAAGCTCCATTTGTTTTTCAAATTCAAGCTTACCAGCTTTTGTTCTTTTATCTATTTTTTCTATAACATGATATAAATCATAAAAATCATCTGGTTCTAAAATAGCTTGATGAACAGCCGTACCAAGTGCCATTGCTGGCGTTTCTTTATATTGTTGATTTAAAAAGTGGTAAACAGATTTTTTATATATTGTTTTTAAACCACTGGCACTGATTGAGTTATGTGAGTGGTATTGATCATTGCTATCTTTTTGGATTTTCATTTGATGGTTTGTTTTTCTTTAATTGAATTAATTATTTTTTTTAACATTTTATTTTGTTCATACTGACTTTTTGGATATAATGGATAACGACACCAGCCATGTGTGCTTTCTTTATTGCTTTTTATAAATATATCTCTAAATAAGTCACCATATAGTTTTAAAGAATCTTTTACAAATTTCATATATTATTTTTAAAATTGTTTTTGAAATTAAAAAAATATTTTTATAAAACAAAAAAAAAGGCATGAAATAAATCATGCCCTCTTGATTTTCCAAGTTTGCTTATTATCTAAAATGGTAAATCATCATTTGTGTTTTCCTGGGTTGGTGCTGGATTTACAACCATACCATCACTATTTGGTTGCCAAGTGTTTAACTCACCATAAAACTTGCCACCCTGAGATTTTTTAAGATCTATGTTAACCCATCCGTTTTTGTTGTTTTTGTCTAAAAAAGATTTAAAATCATCTATTTTAACACTTAGATTTGCAATCACAAAATCTGGTGCGGTTTCTTTCCTTTTAACTATTAAACCATCTGTAAAAATTTTATTATCCATATTATTATAAATTAAATTGTTTGTTTATTTTTTCTCGATACTCTTTTTTAATTTTAAAGTTTTCCAATACTTTTTTGGCTTGATCTTTGGTTCCTTTTAAAGTTGCAACCAACTGGTTTTCTTTTAACCATTCTTTTTGATTGTGAATGGCGGTTTGCACCTCATCAGCTGACGCAATAGAAACATCAATGCCAATACCTAAATAACCTAACGCCCTACCTAGTGCCGATGTAAAACCGTTTTCAACAAAAGATGTTTTGTTAATATAGCTTGAATCTCTATATTCCTGAGCATGTGCATTGCATTGTTCGACACCATCGGCATCTAAAATTGTAACACAAAACACACCTTCTTTTTCATTTAGATTCACCACATTTTCACTTATTTTCCAACCATCAAAATTAGGATCAGTTTTAAAATGTTTCAATCTCTCATTGACTGTAATATATTGTTTACCCTTAATGTTTACTGATTTCATAAATTATAAGATTTAAATTAAACGACTAACATTGAATCCGTGGTCTTCTAATTTTTTTATTTCATCAACAGTAAAACGACCAGGATTCTCAACTCTGTTTTTTAATGTTGGCATTGTACAACCCAAGATCCCACAAATTTGGTATCGCTTGAGTTTTAATCTTTTTAATTCCTTTCGGAAATGCAATTCAAATATCATAAGCATTAATTTAGCTTACAAATTTAAAAAATACTTTTAATAAAAAAAAATATTTTTAGAAAAAAGAAACCCCCATTGATAAGATCTTTGGGGATTTCTCAGCAAACAAGGAAAAATAAAAAGTTAAAATGATGCCTTAAAATCGCTAGATTGATCATCATTTTGATTTGGTATGTGCATAATTACATCGAATGTATTTTTTTTGACATTATATGTCATACCGTCAATATAACAACTGACTGGCTCTCTCAAAGTTGATGCACCAAAATTGATCCAGATTTTATTTTTAAGTGCAATGGGATCATTTTGTAAATTATAGAGTTTGCCCTCATACCTTACAACATTTGTTCGATAATCATTGATAACCTGTTGAGTGACTATTTGTTCCATTGATTTTACAAAATTAGCGTTGTTGTCTCTTGGTCTGACAAATTGTTTTGAATTTAATGGCAGAGTTGCATTTTGATAATTATTGTCGCTTAGTTGTAAATCTGTAAGCTCCAAAACGCCACTTAAATTATCACCTGATGTTCTTTGCCTTGAATAAACCAGTTCATCAATTGGAGCAAAAAAATCAATCTCAGTGTTGTTTTCTAACCTTTTAAAATTTAAAGTTATATTATCATAATATAAAGCATTTAAACCGCCACTGTTTTGCACATAGGGTTCATATAAATCTATTGTCATTAATCCAGCTATTGGCAAAGCACCAACGCTAACCTCAAATTGATCCCAAACGTCAACCTCTTCAACCTCTTGAATGTTGACTGTATCCACGTCAACCCATGATAATGGGTTTGTTCCTGAGCTGTTATTATTCCAGTATTTGATTGTTGGTGAACTTGCCTGATCATCAATCCTTATTTGATACCTAAAACTAACTTCACCAAAACCTGTATTGGTGTCAAAATAAGTATTAATTTTAAGTGTGTGTGCCTTAAATGTATCTGGTGTTACATTCAGTGATGTTGATATTGTTTTTCTAGTGCCAGTTTCATTTGTTTGTTCCTGAGTGTTTTTATAACTCTGATTGCCTTGTTTTGCAAAATCTGTTGAAATCGATCCAGGTGATGTCGTTCCACTTGATGAATAGGTTGTCCAACCAGCTGTCCCATTTTCAAAACCACTGTTTGTTATTTGGTTTGTGTCAATAAATTGTTTTGTATTATGTGTAATTCTAAAAACATTTAACGGCCTTAAATATTCTTTAACTAAACTGTTTTCTATTGGAACTAAATTTGTTGGAACACTACTTAAAACATTAACAGTTGAGTCAGATTGAAAATTAAAATTATTATTGTGGATTCTAAATTTTATTGATTCAGTGCCATTGTTTATTAGTGAGGTTGATTCGCTGGCCCTTATACCAGTTGGAACGGATCCGCCAGATGCGGTTGATGCACTTGATGTTTTGACGCTTTGCTCTGAATAACTTGAATTATTTATTATATACCAACGCCCAAATGATTGAAAAATTCTCGAATTTGTAAATTTTAAAATCTGTTCTAAAACGTGTTTAGCGTTGTTTATATCGAATTTGTCTTTCATCAAATCATATGGCTCTATTAATAAAGAATTAAAAATTGTATTATCTGATTGCCCTAATATTTTAATATCATTTGAAACATAAATATCAAGATCCAATTCAATATTATTAAGAATATTTCTTAAATAAAATTCGCCACTTTGTGATGTGGCATCAGATTGATCTAATGGCATATCAAAACCGTCTAAACTTCCAAGACCATCAAAAGCAGTTAAAGAGATCTCAAAGGGTTTTGAGGTTATTGCCTCGCTAAATGTGTCAACAACAAGCCATCCAATCCAATATGTTTGATAATTACTTGATGAATCTTTATAAGATATTTTTACTTGATATTCTCTTTCATCGAATTCATGGAATTCATCATAAGAAACGGTATCGGTTACAAATAAATTTAAAGTGCATGTTGAACCTTTTATAGGTGAGTAAAAATCATCACTTGAATCCCAAGTCACAATGCATGGCTCTGATGTTCCAATAAGTGGTAAAACAGTGCTTGAATAATTCTTTTTTAAGATTTCAATTTTTTTATCTTTTTCATTGTCATCTGTAAACTCCAATCGATATTTAACACCGTATGACATTATAGAATCCTATTTCTGTTTGAGTTTGCTCTCTCTAATGCAACAACTAAATCTTGACCTTTTAAAGTAAATGAGCCACCCACATTGACCTGTTGAACACCCCTATCACCCAACATACCTTTCAAACGGTCAAGAGGTGCGATAACCTCTGGGTTTGATCTACTTCCAGGATATTCACCGACTAATCCCATTGTCGGAGCCGAAACAATACCACCACTTGCAAATTTTGCTGGTGCTTTTATTTTAGAAAAAGCTCCTTTTACTGCAACCGCCGCACCAGCCAACAATGCTGGCAATACAATTGCCGCCAAAGGGCCAAAAGATAATGCGGTTTGACCAGCTGATTGCGCACCAGTTGCCATTGTAGCGGCTAAAGATGCACCTAATTGTGTCATTGCAGTTTGAATTAAAGTACCTGCAAATGTTCCCAATGCAGTTTCACCCATTCCAAGAGATTGAGCAATAGAAGATCCCATGGATTGAAATGTTGAACTCATATTATCACTTAATTGTAAACCTAATTCCTGAAATTGTAATAATGGTGCTTTACGTTGTTCTAAATCTTGTTTCAAAATATTTGCAGTATTTAGCAATTCTGATTGTAATTTTTTATTGCCCTCTGCGGTTCCAACGGCTAAAGCACTAGCTGGATCCATTGCAGTGGGAGCAATACCAGCTAAATTTTCATTAACAAAAACATCTTGAACAGAAAAACCAGTTTCGGTGTCTCTTATTTCAGTTTGTTTTTTACTAACACCAAACAAACTTGCTCTTGCAACTTGTTGTTTTTTTATTGCTTTTGTAGTTTGTACAATTGCTTTTTCTTCTTCTTTTTGCGATTGTGTATTTTTGTCAGTTGCTTCATTAACATCCTCAGTTGTTTCTTCTAAATTTTTTTGTTCATCAGCTTGACTTCTTAATTGTAGTGTAACAAACTCAACTGGATTTCCTAATGATTTAAATAAATTTTTAATAGTTGTAAAGCCATCAACCAAAGGAGCTATTTTTTTACTTTGTTCAATTAATAAGCCAGTAAGGGTTATTACAGCTGCACCTATAGCTATAAAAGGATTTGCCATCATTACAGTTGTTAAAGTAGTAAACGCACCAGTAACGACACCCAATCCAGTTGATAATGCGCCAATTGCAATAAGAACTGGCCCAATTGCACCAACAATTAATCCTATTGTAACTATATTTTTTTTAGTTTCATCATCTAAACCCTCAAATCTTTTTATTAATCCTCTTAATTTTTCAATCAAATCAGTTGCGGCTGGTAAGAGTATTTCCCCAAATTCAACTGCTAAATCTTGTAAATCACCTTGTAATCGCCTAAATTGGTTTGCAAAACTGTGTTGTGTTCTTTCAGCATCCCCAACCGCTTTTGAACTTTGTTTCAATGCTAATTCATATGTTAAAGTTGCTTTTGCTACCCTGTCCAATTCTTTAAAAACCAAACCTTGTTGAGCGGCAAATTCTTTTAAATCTGTTTCTGTTATTGCAATCCCTAAAGATTTTATTGATTCTCTTTCACCTAGCAATGCTTTTGTTAATGCTTCTGATGCACCTTTTGCACCACCACTGAAATTTGTAAAAGATGCCAAATCAACGGCCAATTGATTTACTTGATTTGATAAATTAAGAGCTTCTGTTTCTGCAAAACCAAAACCAACTAATAAATCACCAGTTGATGACAACATATCTTTGGCCGCCAATTCTGACAATCCAAAAGATTCTTTAAATGTTTTTGCAGTTTGTTGAGCTTGATCCTGGATTGAACTAAAAACAGTGTTAAATTTTGATTCAGTTTCCTCAAAATCACTAGCCATTTTAATTGCCGCACCACCAGCTAAAACCAAAGGTGCTGTTAGTTTTAAAGATAAATCAGATCCAATTTTTCTAGCTGATTTGCCAAACGCTTGCAGTTTTGCACTTGCAGTATTTAATGACTTGTTTAGTTTGGACGCATCACCAATAAGGTTAACTCTTAATTCATTTGCCATAATAAAAATTTAAATCAAATTTACGAAAAAAAAACGCCATCATTTTTTTGATTTTATCTTGTTTACTTTTTTAAGAAACGCTTCATATTGTTCCCTGGTTGATTTTGGTTTCCCACGTTCTAAATAAACATCTTGAGGCAAAGGAAACAATTTATCTGGCGTAATCATTTGACCCCGTTTTTGACAATTGACATTAAAAATCATTGATGCTAAATATCTTGTACGCTCCCAATCTAAATTAAGTTTTATTGTGTGGGCTTCACCTAATAACTGATTTTCAATCCAAGTGTTTGACCAAAACTCTTTTGGTTTTATGCCAACTTGACCAATATAGTAATCAATTATATTATCCCAAGTCAGTTGGCTTTGGGCTTTCCCACCTTTGTGGTTTTTGTAACCTTTCGATTTATGCCCATGTTTAGATCATTCCCTAAAATCCTGGATTCCATCATTGATGCAATAATATCTGTAAGCTGGTCAGGTGTCAAATCCTCAAGCCACATTCCAACTTTAAATTCATTGTAATCAATTTCATTGCCTTGCTCTTGGTCGTTTGCCAATAACCCTGAATAAACCAACGCCCTTACTCCAGTTAGTGATATACCATCTTTAAAAAGATCACCGATTTTTTCTATTGACACACCTAGGTTGTCAGTAAAGTTCGCCCAAAAATTCATTGAAAAATGCATAGTGCGGTTTTTACCACCTATGTTAAGGGTATAATACCCACGTCTCTTGTTTGCCATAAAATTAGTTTAAAGACACCTAGTTCCTTAATCTAGGTGTCTAATTTATTAAATCTTAATTAGTACCTTTTTGTATTGTGCCAGTAATTGTGATTGATCCACTGTAAGACACTGGCGATTCCATTTCCGCACTAATCTCTAAACTTGAAAAGAAACCAGAGCCAGTATAAATGGCATCACCTGTTTCGGCTGTTCCAAATTTAAAATCAATTTTAGTTCTAGCTAATAAAAAATCACCGATCTCAACTGAATTATTTGAATCATCATAAGCCACCAAACCATCAAATGAAAGTTCACCAGACCTTACACCAGCGATCACCTCTTGAAAACCACCACTCGATTTTGTGGTTGCCTCTGGTAAATCATTAGATAATGATATTGAGCATGATGTGGTGTGTCCTATGTTTACATAACTACCACCAGCACTGTTTGATCTTGTAGATAATAATAAATTAGTTCCTGAGAAAACTCCGACTGTTGCCATTTATTTAAATTTTATAGTTCATAATTTTATTCAAATATACAAAATAATATTTTTATGCCGCTTGCCAATTATAGTCAGCATTTTGCCATTCATCAAAGTTAGAATCCCAAACCTCACCATCTCTTTCATCTATTAAAATTAGAGATGTAAGCTGTATTGATAAATTAAAACTTGTTGCGGTTTCGAGTCCAGCTTCTTCCTCAACATTTTGAATAAAGCCATCACCAAGTAAAACCAAACCATCACCAAATCCCTCAACGGCTTGACTAAAAAAAAACTTTGCTTTGGTTTTTAATAAAACCATTTCGGCAAGTTCCTCAAAATTTATTGTGTCACTGTAATCAGTTAATCCCTCAACTTCAACATTACCAGATCGAACCCCAGCAATAACCTCTTTGAACCCTTGCGAACTTTTAGATGTACTTTCTGGCAAATCAACATCAAGAGTAATTTTTGCATTAGTTGAGTGTCCAATTGGATCATCACCCTTATAAATCAAAAAACTAGATCCATTGATTGCACCCATTGTTAAATTTTATTCGCTTGACTTGGTTTCTATTTTTTTAAATTCACCACTAGGTAAATCAATTTCAATTTTGCCATATTTATTTTCAAGATCTTTAAAAAGATTTTGTTGATCTTTTGTTATTTCATCACTTTGTTTTATAAGATTTTTTAATGAACGTCTAACATTCATTTTTTGAAAATAATGAAAACCAATTTGATTTATTAGTTGATTTATTTTTGATTGATTTTCCTGTAAATCTTTTATTTCTTTTTCCTCTAGTTTGCTCATAATTTTATTTTAAATTAATTATCAAAATTAAAAATATATTTTAAGCAATCAAAATTAATCCCATTCAGGTGTTAATGTTTCATCAATAGGATTTTTCTTTAACTCAATTTGATCATCTAAATGTTTTTTTAATTTATCAACATCCATTCCAGATTCTAACCATCCAACAACATCAGATTTTTTAAGATCTGAATAATTAATAAATGATTCACCCTCTGTATATTTTACACCATGAGTTCCGTATGAATATGCTTGAACGGCTGGCACTGAATCATCAGATGCCATTAATGACCAGTGAATGTTAAATATTACATTTTCTTTGTCACCTTGTTTTATTTTTGCGTTTAATGTATTGATTCGCCAATCATAAGTATTAGCCATAATTATTTATTTTTAAGTATTTCTATTTCTGCTTTTAGTTCTTGTATTGATTTTACAAGCAAAGGCACTATTTTAGAATAGTCCACACCTTGCATTTGCTCTGCATCTTTTTCTCCGTGTACAGCTTGTGGATAAACTTCTTGCAATTCGTGTGCAATAACACCATAGCCCCTATCATTATTATTTTTATATTTAAAATCGTACACATCAATTTTAGATACTTTGTCTAATCCAGAAAAATCTTTTAAATCTTCTTTTATTCTATAATCTGAGGTCGCATTAAAAGACGTTCCACTTGATGTTACTGATACACTACCAACAGTTGAAGTACCTCTAACAAATTCAATTAAAGTTCCATCTGAGTTTCTACCCACTCTTAGAGCTGTTCCATCATCACCATTATAACAGTTTGTCATTGTTCCATTACTTGAACCAGTAGGAAAGACAACAAATCCATCTGTGTCACTATCACCCGAAGTTTGATTAACACAAAATCTCCCATCATTTAAAATTCTCATTGCTTCACTTCCACTTCCAGAACTTCCCGTATTAAATCTTATATTATCGCCTATTATTCTAAATGTTTCTGGATTTGCACTTGCATTTGCAGCGTGGAGCGTAATAATACTATCATCAAAACTCGAAAGTAATCTTCTTGAACCTGCCGAGTTAAACACAACATCCAACCTCTTTAGTGGTGTACTTGTAAAAATACCACAGTTACCTGCATTGTTTACAGCAAAAATATTTTCATCACTTGAATTTCTAGTAAGTATTTGAAAATTACTTGAGCTTGTGTCCTTACCTTTTATAAAAGTTCTTACTGATGCTGCTGTTGTTGTTCCAAATGCAATATTACCAGCAAACGTGGCATCATCATTATTATCTATTTTGAATGCAGTATTGTTATTAACACCCATACCTACAAAATGATTAGCTGAGCTTGCATCTGAATGATCGTAAGCAATTAAAACATCACCAACTGTTCCTGCATTGTCTGATAATTGCAATCTTGTAACTTTAGCTGAATTTGTGTTTTGGAATCTAGCAATTGAATCAGTACCTCCAGTA